CCTAATATCATTTGTTGCTAGTTCGTTCTTTACTGCTGTTGTCAGGCTTCTCGTCATATAATTCGTAGTTTGTTTGGGTTACACTTTCTGTACCTTTTAACATAGTATATTCAAATTTGCTATTAGGTTTCTTATATTCTTTAAGATCATTAATTTCAGTATCAATTTCATCTTCATTGACAATTACTTCAGCGATAAAATCAGCAGTTATTTTGTGTGTAATTTTATATTTTTTCACTATAGAGATTCTTCTACATCAAATTCAAATTGATACAATAATGCACCATCTTTGTCAGCACCTACAACACCAAATTCTTGAATATCATTTGTTAAATGTACTGTAAAAGGAACATTATCATATGTTACAACTGAATCATCAGCTAGTGCAGTTGTAAGAGGTGGTTCTATTGTTACTGTAGCCGCATTTGAAGAACTTGTAACATCTGCAACGACCATATAAACTTTATTGTGTGAAGCAAATTTTATAAAATCTCCAGCTTTGAATCTACCAGCACCATTTCCAGCAAATGCGTCCATAGCTATTGTTGTATCTCCAACAGCGTGAACACCATTAACTAAAACTGTTCCTGTTTCGTTTCCTCTTGCATCTTCTACTTCTGGTGGGATTATCGTAAAGTTTTCTTTACCTGATCTTTGTTTTATTATAAATGCCATTAGTTCTCCATAAACATCACTTCTTTTTCCTGTAATAATTCTAGCAGTAAATCCAAATCTCTGACCATCTATTTGTCTAGCAAGTTTCTTACCAGATTGAGATTTAGATATAATTGTGTTTTGAATAGACTTTATTCCTAAAGATTCAAACTTAGCATTAGATATTGGAAAAGCACCTGACATTAGATTAAGTTTTTACTCCCTCTTTCATTAACTGCTGAATTAATTATTGATGTAATAGTTCCTCTGTTTCTAATTAAAAGTTCATCAAAACCAGAAGCATCTAAAGTGTTAATGTTAAAATTAACTGTTGTTTGTCCACTATTTGTTCCTCTAGCGGCTTGTGTTATTTGTCCTGTTTGGTTTGGTATAAACATTTCTGCACCTTGTTCTCCAACGATTACAGGCTGGCCTTTAGATACTGCACCACCTTTAGCAAAACCTAAAAAACTTGTAACTGTACTAAAAAAACTACCACCACCACTAACACCACTCAAAGCCGCTTGTTTTTTCTTTTCATTTGTAATCATTCTTTCTATAGCAAGTTCAACACCTTTTCTTGCAATAACTTCTATTAATTTACTAATAATATTTGCTAAAAAGTTTTGAGCCATATTTCTAAATGTATCAGATAATTTTTCTCCAAACACAACTGCTCTTGCTATACCTTGAGACATAGATGTAATTCCTTTGCCAACTACTTCTTCAATTAAAATATGTTTAATATTTTTCATTTTATCTTCAATAGCTTTCATTGGTTGAGCATTAAGTTCTTTAAATTTATTTAAAGTTTTTTCTGTAGCACTAGGAATAACAATAGACATATCATGTGCTATGTCATGTATTGGTTGTTGAGTTTTTAAAAATTCCTCATATGCTTCAGCTTCTTTTAATTTAACTTTTTCTATTGCTTGTGCTGTTTCATGAATTAATCTATTTCTTTCTGATATTTGTTCATTACCAGATAGTTCATGTTCAAAAGGAAGTAACTTGACACTTACACCTTTATCTCCAAATTTTTTTCCAAAATCTTCTGCTTTTTTAATAGCCGCTAAAATAACTGCTAAACCAACAAAACCTTTTTTACCTAAAAGAACTGCACCTATAACACCTATTTGTTGTATAACTTCTGGTAAAGCAAAAAATGTATCTTTAATTCCTTTTAAAAAATCAAAAACTTCTTTAAAGAATGGAACTAATTTTTTACCAATATCAACTACACCTACTAATGCTATAGCAAGATTTTTACCAAGTGCTGTAGCTATTCTTTCTATTTCTTTTGCATTGTTTTCTAAAAAAATATCTAATTGACCAAATTGATTTTTAAGTTCTTCAAAGAAACCAGCTTCTAATAATACTCTTTTAAAATTAAATATTTTATCGCCAATCATTGAGAGAGTACCCTCAAATGTTCTTGCTAATTCGTCAGTTGATCTTCCAAATCTACCACCCTCTCCAAATACTCTTTCAAATGCTTTAACTGTTTCTTCAATAGAAACTGTTGCACCAGCTTGGAATCCAAGCATATTTCTAACACCTTTTTCTCTAAATAAATCTGCCGCACCGATACCAGCACTAAATGATCTTTGTATTTGTTCTGCCGCAGTTCTAAAATCTAATCCTGTTGTTGCCGCTACGTTTCCTGTAATCTTTAACATTTTGTTAAGATCATCAGCGTTATCTGTAACTGTTGCAAGAATACCAGCACCAGATTGAATTTCCTCTAATGAAAAAGGAACTTTAGCCGCAAACTTAGTCATATTCTCAAAGGCTTTAGCACCCTCGTTTGTATCTTTAAGTAAGAATTTTAATCTTACTCTTAAATTTTCTAAGTTTTTTCCTGTATTGACTAAATTTCTAACAACAAGTCCAGCACCTAAACCAATAAAAGCATTTTGCAAATTAAATACAGATTGTCTTAATCTTCCTAGTGTTTTTTGAACTGCACCCAAAGCCTGTTTTGACTTATCTCGTGCTATTATATCTATCTGTAATTTTTGGTTGGCCATTATGTTTTAAACTTTCTTGCTTCAGCTAGTTGTTGTTTGGTTTTATACTGATCTGACTCTTTTTTCAAGTAGGCTAACCAAAGATTATAATGGCTAACAGGCATATCAAGAACTTGTTGGATAGTAAGATGTAGTCTTTCTGCTATCACTAAAAGCGACCTAATCTCAGGGTCGCTATCTACTTTTTTTCGGCTTCCTCGTAATTAGTATCTAAAAGTATTTTATTTGCGATAATAGATATAACATTTGAATCTGCTTTCTTTCGTAAAGCAAATTTATCTTCAGGACTAAATGCTTTTACCATTTCTCCTTTGTCATTTTTGACTTGGAGTTTCATTATAAGCAAATCAACAAGAATAGTTAAGTCTTGAAAGTTGTTAGACTTTTTAAAAATTATATTTTTTTCTTCAAGGGTTAATGGCTCAGAATAAAAGACACTAGGATTCCCATGCTCGTCTTTCCACTCCTCAACTTCAATAGTGATAGTTTTAAGAGTTTCAAAATGAGATTTAACTCTATCAATTACTGACATAAATTAATATTAGACAGTACCTATAGTTAATGCTCCTGTACCTTGAAAAGTAACAGTTCTTGAAATTATTGCGTCCATTGAGTTATTAACTGACATTCCTGTAACAATTCCTGTTCCTGTAAAACTTCTGTCGCCACTTGAATTACCCTCAGGCAATAAAATAAAAGCGATAGAAGAACCAGCAGTTAAACTTGTTTGTGGACTATCTGTTTCATCAAAGTGCATTTCTAATGTTCCAGAGAATGAAGTTCGACCAGCAACAAATGATTTAGTAGCATCTGTTAAAGCTGTATCTTCTACAACATCTCCTGTAGTTTCAAGTGTGAATCCTGTTAGTTCCCCAACTCCTGTTCCACCAGCAGTAACTACTCCTTCTTTTCCGTGATGTGTTGCCATTTTTTATCCTTGTTAGATTTTGGTTTAGTTTGTTTTTCTTGCTTATAGCCTAGACTTAAAAAATGTTCAAGATTAGATTCATTAATAACTATTTCTGAATTATCTTTGTATAATTTAATATCTTTAGCCATAACGCTTTTTACTATTTATCGTCTTCCTCGTCAATATCTTCTTCATCTTCTTCAAAGTCATCTTCTTCTAAATCTTCTTCTTCCCAAGTATGATCTTCGTCTTCTAATGAATTTTCTCTAATTTCTTCGATTAAATCTTTTACTTCCTCACAAAGCATAGATTCTTTATCGTGCATTTTTTCTATTTGATCTATTTTTTTTGCTATCTTATCTAATAATTTATCGTTTTTCATTTTATCTCCTATGGTGTTCCAGCTTGATACTCATACATACATCTAATAGTCATTCTTATACCACCTACAGGAAATAATGAACCCTCGTCAGTTTCTACTTGAACGACCTCTGTATCTAAAGCGTTTCCACTTCGAGTAATATCAGTTTCTAATGAAGTTTCAATAGCAGTTATTAATTGGTTTCTTAATGTATCTATATTAGATTCTGCACCTTTTACAAAACCAAGTACAACAAAATCTATTGTACCATGCCTTGTTTTTGCACCACTTCCCAATTCAGAATCATCTCTATTTTCTTCTGATGTTTGAACTATTACTGCTGGATATTGTTGCTCTGATAATTCGTCTAGCAAAAAAGGTTGTCTAGTAGCTTTTTTAATTGTTATTGGACTAGATATACCTGAAATAGTTGATAATAAATTACTTGCTATATTTTCTCTTACACTCATATTCTAAACTTTCTTAATTCTTTTTCTACAAATCTGTTGAATTGTTTTCTTATAATATTTTCTGTTCTATTGTTAAAGCCAAAAAATTCTCTTTTAGGGTCTTTTAATACTTGGTTGAATAATGCTCTTTGCAACATTTGAGAATTACTAAATGCTAGACTTACTTTGTTTCTTCCTGATTTTTTAACAGTAGAATTAGGTGTTAAACTTCCTAACATTCGACCAGAATAAAATAAATCTACTTTTAAAGGTTTTCCCTCTCTTTGTAGTTTTTTTAAATAACCCTCTGAATATGGTGCAAATGGTCTATCTCTAAAATCAATACCTTTTTTAGTTTTAGTTCTAATAATATCTAATAATTGAAATCCAGCTTGTTTTAATCCTTTGTCAATTACTCTAGGTAAAACAGATTCAAACTTTTTAAATTTTCTCTGTACTTGTTTAGAGTTTGTTTTGATATTTAGATTGACAGCCATTATCTAGTCAATCTTCTAAATCCA